TTTTTGTTTATCTTTTATGGCTTGCGCTGGGATCATGATGCCCAGCGTACGCCGCTCTAAAGCAAAAGAAACATCTGAGCTTATATCTTGGCCACCCGTTAAAAGGTGAACCAACCATGCAGCATGATATTGAGATTATACCGGGCACATCGGGCACTATGGGCCATGAACTGGGCTTGGTGTTGAATTACAACATACCTGCCTCTGGCAAGCCGGTTGATTTATCGGGTGCAAAATTGGTGTTTATCGCCAGCGCGGGGGGCAGCGCGGTTCTCAGCAAAGCCACCCCAGATATCACCTGGGCCTCTGAGACAGGGCAGATCGTGGTGCCCTTTAGCGTTGAGAATACGCGGGCGCTGGGCGCGCATTCTTATTTGAAATACACGCTTGAACGGCGCGAGGGCGCGGCGCAACGGCTTATTCTGCACGGTCAGATCAACGTGACCAAAGTGTATAATGATGACTGACGCGGTTGTTGAGGTGATCGCGGCGCGGCGCGTGATCGAGATTGCGCAGCATCTCTCGACCAGCCTTGAGGTCTTTGCGCCCAGAGCCGAGCTGGTTGAGCTGCTGCTTGCGCCCGCAGCCGTGATCGAGTTGCAGCCACAAAAAGATGTACTGCTGGAAATTGTGACCTCTGGCCCGCAGGGACCACGCGGCGATAGCGGCGCAAAAGCCAGCCTGTCAGATCACCCCGATAACGCTTTGAGCGCAACAGCAGAGGGAACGCTGTTTGCGCCCTATTTGGAATATTCAACAATAGATTGGTAAACCCTATGGCCCGATTTCAAATTCACAAAGTCACCGCCCTGCCAGATCCTTTGCAGGCGCATGCGATCTATCTGGTTACCTCTGGCACGGATTACGTTGAAATCTATGTCACAGGAGCCAGCGCTTCAACGGTGCGGCGCCATATCAACGAAGCGGATGTGCAAAGCCTGATTGATGCAGCCGTTGGCGGGCTGGGCGCGATGGATATCGTGGATGATATTGCGGCCCGCGATGCGCTGGATCTCAGCGAGAATGCCATTGTGCTGGTGCTGGATGCCAGCGCCGATGCCACGATATCCAGCGGCGCGGCCACCTATGCTTATCGCGCCAGCCCCGATCTTTGGATTAAAATAAGCGAGGCTGAAAGCATGGATCTGGCGCTGACATGGGCCAGCCTAAGCGGCAAGCCGAGCAGCGCGGTGGCCGAGATTGATGATGCCGTGACCAAAAAGCACAGCCATGCCAATAAAACCCAGCTGGATAAAATTGATGAGGTGGATGGGCAGCTCACCTATGCAGGATCGGCTGTCAGCACCGATTGGGCAACGATAGGCTGGTGAGCGCGTTTCGAGCGCATAAGCTGGTTGCCGCCTTGCCTGATCCGCTTGAACGCAACGCGCTATATCTGCTGCGCGCGGGCGCGGGGTTTGATCTTTATGCCAGCGATCAAACCGGCAGCGCGGCGCATAAGCTGAACGCGGGTGACGGGGGCGGGGGCGGCACCGGCGGCGGCTTTACGCCCGCCCGCCAAAGCGCGGCCCATGCGGCGTATATCTATTTTGATCTGGGCAATCGGATCAATCGCTGGGATCGCGCTGCAGAAACCATGCAAAGCGCGGCGGGGCTTTGGGCGGATCGGGAAGGCTTGAGCTACGCATGATATACGGTTCTGTTTGCTCTGGCGTAGAGGCCGCAACTGTCGCCTGGCATCCGCTTGGCTGGGAGCCGCAATGGTTTAGCGAAATTGAAAAGTTTCCGAGTGCTGTTTTGCACCACCATTACCCAAATGTGCCGAATTACGGCGACATGACAGCTTTTAAGGAGTGGCCCAATGACCCAATTGACCTTTTTGTCGGAGGAACCCCTTGCCAAAGCTTCTCAGTCGCTGGACTTCGAAAAGGACTTAGTGACCCACGCGGGAACCTTATGCTCACCTATCTTGCCATTGCTGCAAAGTATCAGCCCAAGTGGTTGGTTTGGGAGAACGTCCCCGGCGTCTTGTCATCAAACAAAGGACGGGATTTTGGCACCTTTCTCAGAGCGCTGGGGGAACTCGGGTATGGGTTTTCATGGAGAAGCCTTGACGCTCAATACTTCAGTGTGGCCCAAAGACGCAGGCGTGTGTTCGTTGTCGGATACGCTGGAGACTGGAAACGTGCCGCAGCGGTTCTTTTTGAGCGCGAAAGCTTGTCAGGGCATCCTGCGCCGAGCCAAGAAACGCGGGAAGAAATTGCCGGAACAATTGCTGCAAGCTCTTTCACAGGTGGCCCAAGCGGAAAGCCAGAAGGCGCAGCTGTAAATCATTTTGTGCCAGCAGTAAGCAATGCACTCTGCGCGCGTGACTACAAAGGCGCTAGGCCAGAGGCAGACCAGGACACGGCAAGTTGCATAGCATTCGGCGCACAAAACAGCGCAAGCCAAGGCGACAGCGTGTCAAAGCATGTCACGCCCACGCTCGACAAAAGCAAAACGCCAGCTGTGGCAACGCATTCGGTCGCTGGTATAATGATTTCACACAGTGGGTTTAGCAACAGCATTAACCACGCGGCGGCTGGATATATGGCCTTGCAACACATGCAAGTGCGCCGCCTAACGCCAACCGAATGCGAGCGCTTGCAGGGCTTTCCCGACAACTACACGCAAATCCCATACCGCAACAAGACAGCGGAAAGCTGCCCTGATGGGCCTCGCTACAAAGCTATGGGCAACTCAATGGCTGTGCCTGTGATGCGCTGGATTGGCGAGCGGATCAACATGGTGGAGAACCTCATTTGAGCATTCGCACGCATCTTACACAAACGCTGGGCGCAACGCATTTGCTGATGCTGGATAATGCCACCGCCTTGGGTGATGGTTTGCCGATTGCCTTTGACCCTTTGGGCGGCAGCTTTGAGGGTGCAAAGATTTGTGAAGGCATCAGCGCCAGCTATCGCGCCAGCGCCGATAAGTTTCAACGCGGCACCATCCCGCGCTGCGATGATATCAACAATAGAAAGGACATCTATCAGCATCGCAGTTTATGCGTTTGGTTTGCCAGCACCAGCGTGGATGCCCCAACGGGGATTTATGCCCAAGGCGGCGGGGGCAATAACTTCGCCATTCTGGTCGGGATTGCCCGCGCCATTACGGTGCAAGCAGCCGATGAAGGACAACCGTTTTTAATCGCGCAATCGGCATTTCTGGCCGAGGTGGATCGCCCCTATTTTATCTGTTTCATCTGGCAGCGCCCCAGCGAGCATGAGGGGGCGGGCACGCGGATTTTGCTTTATATCAACGGGGTGCATCAACACACGGTGGAACAGGATGGCACCGAGCCCTTTCCGGGGCATAACGCGGATATTGGCATTGGAAACTGTAAGGTTGGGCTAAAAAGCTATAACGGCGCGCAAATGCAAATGGGCGGGGTGATCAAAGATGTTGCCATGCTGGGCATGTTCAATGATCGCTCCTTCAACGCAGCTGAGTGCCGCGATCTGTTCGAGCGCAGCGTTGTGCCGCTTCACGTGATTGAAGGCAATGTGGCGCAGCAACAAGCGGCGCTGGATGCGCTTTCTGGTACAGAATTTGCCGGGCAGAATTGCGCCATTCGGATTGTTCAGGCAACCAATGCCACCGATTACCGGCTGATCCTTGATGATCTGCGCTTCATGCAAGATCCCAATCTGCGCGATATCGCAGTGCAATATGTTGGGCCGCATGAATTAACCTTACTCAACGCCAATGGATCAAATGCAGCTGAGATCTGCACCCCGCCCGCGGTGGATTTGGATGGCATCACGGTTTTAGAGGGCGGTGGATCGGTGGCGCTGGTGGAAAAGGTGATCCGCGCCGCAACGCCGGGGGTGGTGACGGGCGATGGCGATTTGCTGATTATCACCAGCCCCGGCGCTTATGTTTTGGATGCCACGCGGATTCCGGTTGTGGAAAATATCAGCGGCGGGGCGGTGCAGCTTTCAGCGATCAACGGCGCGCAATCACCAACAAGTTTGCTGGAAAGCTTTGGCAGCATCAGCTTGTCTTCTGCGATGCGGGTGCAGGATTTTGGCGGCGCAGCCACCAAATTGATCGTTTGGAATGCCGCAGAT